TGCTGGAAGACCTGGAACAGTTCAAGGCCGATCTGATCGTGGTGCGTTCCACGGCGGATACCTGCCGCATCAATTCCATCCTGTCGCCGAACGTGGTCAACCAGTTCGATGTGTTCGCGGCTTCCGTTCAATTCGTACTGTAAGGAGAGATCGACATGTCACAAGTATTCGGACGCGCTTTTATCACCGTGGCGGGCAAGCGCTACAACACCAAGGAAGGCGCCAGCCTTAAATTCGGCGGCGTGAGCCGCGAGGCGGTGGTTGGCGATGCGGGTGTCGCTGGCTACCAGGAGAAAATCGAAGCGCCGCAGGTGGATTGCACCATCATCCACACGGCCACCATCAGCTTGAAGGAGATCCAGGGCATCAAGAATGCCACGATCAGCTTCGACACCGACAACGGCAAGAGCTTCGTGATCACCAACGGGTTTTGTCTGGCGGCTCCGGAACTGTCACGCGATGGCGTTAAAGCGACCTTTTCGGGTACGCAGTGTGAGGAGATTTAAATGAACAAAGAAATGATTGAAATCAAACTGTCGAAGCCCATCACGTTCGGCGGTGAGCAGATCGATGTGTTGCGACTCCGCCGGCCCAAGGCGCGCGACTTCCGCGAGATCGGCGGCCTGGACAAGCCGTTTGCGGCAATGCTGGATTTTGCCGCTTCATTGGCTGATCTGGCCCCCGCCGCCATCGACCAGTTGGACGTTGACGATGTGCCAGCGGTCGTGGAAGTGGTGAGCGGTTTTTTGGGTCAATTCCCCGCAACTGGGGTGAAGTAATTGGGGATGTTGCGGTGACGTTCCACTTCCCGCCGACGGATATTTGGGCGATGGATGCGGAGGAGTTGATGTTCTGGCACGCGCAGGCGCTGCGCGTGAACAAGCCTAAGTCGTCGGGTTAGGCGCGACCGAACAGGCGCAGCCACACGGCTTCGACGAGATCGGCCACGCGTAAGGCTAGGCCGAAGAAGATCGTCCAGACAAGGAAGAACACGATGGCGGAAACCCAGCCTTCCTGAATCAACAGATAGCCGGATAGCCAGAGTTGAGCAGTGAGCAGCACAAGCGCCAATAGCGTTCTAATCGTTTTCATGGGGGCACTTTAGCATGTCATCTTCGATGTTTGTAGTAGGCGTGACGCTGAAGGCTTTCGATCAGATGAGCGGCGTGCTCGGGAATGCGACAAAGAACTTGTCCGGCGTCCAGAAAAAGATTGACGGCATCCGGGCGTCCGCCGAGAAGCTTGGCCGCGCAGGGTTGGCGGATGGGTTAATCGTGGGGGCCGGATTGCAGAAGTCGATCTCGGCTTTCGCAGAGCTTGAAGATGCCTCTGTACGCCTGAAATCCACCATGATGGACAAGAACGGCGTCACCGGCGCGTTCGACCAGGTGAACGCGCTGGCAGTTGAGTTGGGCAACAGGCTGCCAGGAACATCTGCCGACTTTATAAACATGATGGCAGCACTGAAGCAGCAGGGCATTGGGGATCAGTCGATCTTGGGCGGCGTTGGCGAGGCGGCGGCAAATCTTGCGGTGCTGCTCAAGATGCCAGCAGATGCGGCGGCTGTGTTCGCAGCCAAGATGAAAAAGGCAACCGGCACGGTCGATGCGGACATGCTGGGCTTGATGGACACCATCCAGCGGACCTATTTTCTGGGCGTGAAGGCGGACGAGATGATGTTCGCTTTCGCTCGAAGCGGTGGTGCGCTCAAGAATTTCGGCATACAGGGTTTGGAGCAGGCCAAGGCGCTTGCGCCAATCTTTGCGCAACTAACCGGCGGCGGCATGAGCGGCGAAACGGTGGGTACGGGTTTCGCCACGATCCTGTCGAGCATGGCGGATGGCAAGAAGATGCGCGAGGTGAACGGCTATTTGTCGAAGATGGGCATCACCTTGAAATTCTTCGAGAACGGTAAGTTCGTCGGCCCCAAGCAGATGGTGGCGGAACTGGACAAGCTGCGAAAGTTGGATCCGCAAAAGCTGAATGCCGTGCTTAAACACATGACGGGCGGCGGGCAGGATATGCAGATGCTGGCGACGCTGGTCAATGATGGAATCGCGGGCTATGAGGATATGCAGAAACGCATGGCGGAGCAATCCGACCTGACGCGGCGCGTGAACTTGCAGCTGGGCACACTGAAGAATCTGTGGGATGCAGCCAGCGGCACATTTACCAACGCGCTGGCGGCTTTTTCGGAGACGTTTGCGCCGGAATTGAAGGCGATGACGGAATGGTTTGGCAGGCTGGCTGAAGGCATGTTCAATTTCACCAAGAGCCATCCATTGTTGGCGAAGTGGCTGGGGTTGGCGACCGTTGGTTTTGTCACATTGGCGTTGGTGGTGGGTGGATTTGCCATTGTGTTTGCCGGGGTGCTGCGCTATGTCGCGCTGCTGGCAACGATCGGGCCGGGACTAGCGGCGGTGATCGGCGGTATCGCGACGGCGTTCCGCGTGCTCGGTACGGTGATCGCGTTTGTCGGGCGGCTGTTTCTGTTGAACCCGATAGGTTTGGTGGTGACCGCGATCGCGGGGGCCGCTTATCTGATCTACAAGAACTGGGACACACTGAAATCGTGGTTCACCGGGTTCTTCGAGTGGATCGGCACGAAAGCCAAGGCGTTGCAGGATATGTTGCCGGAGTGGATGAGGGAATTCACGCCACACGGGTTAATCATCGGCCAAGTGGCCAAGCTTGCGCCCGCGCAGAACGTCATGGGGCCCTCTGCTCCTGCCGTTGCGGGTGCGCAGCGCGGGCTTGACGCTGGCGGAGAAATAAAAGTTAGCGTGGAAGATAACCGTGTGTCGGTCAGGTCGGTAAAAACAAATGACCCGCGCGTGAATTTTAACGTCCACAACGGCCCGTACATGGCGGGGGCGAACTAATGGCCTGGCGCGATCAATGGCAGACAGCAAGTTTCCGTGGCGTTGGCTTCCGCTTCCGCACGGCATCCGCCGCCCTCGGTAGGCGCAATGTGGTGCATAGCTATCCTGGGCGGGACGATCCTTATGTCGAGGATATGGGGCGCAAGGCGCGCGAGTTCACGCTGGAGGCGTTTGTCATCGGCGCGAACTACATGGCGTGGCGCGACAATCTGGAGGCAGCTTGCGAGGAGCGCGGTCCCGGCGAGCTGGTGCACCCGACGCGCGGCCGCATGCAGGTTGCGGTTCAGGATTGCCGCCCGAGCGAGAGCGTGGATGCGGGCGGGATGGCGAGCTATTCGCTCACGTTCATCGAGGCCGGCGGCAATGCCTTCCCCACGGTGCGCGTGGATACGCAGGCTGCTATCACGGTGGCTGCGGACGATGCGGTGGCGGCAAGCATCACTGACTTCGCGGACAAATTCTCTATCGCTGGTATGCCTTCCTTTGTTGGGGTGCGCGCGCTGGCCAGCGTGAACGCGGCGCTGGATACGGCCTATGGCGCGACGTTGAGAGGCTTTGCCCAGGTCAATGTGTTGCCAGGTATCTATGCTGATCTGAGCACTTTGCAGGGGCAGGCTGAGCAGTGGCTCAGCTTGCCTTCGACGTTGGGCGAGAAGCTTGCCGCCCAGGTTGCAATGATCGGTGATCTGTTTGAGCCGGAGCATGCCTATACGGCGGGCGGTGCGGTGGCTGGATTTTCCGGCACGCAGACGAGCGGCACAGGTACGCCAGCACAAGCGCAGGCCACTCAGAACGATGTGGCTGTCACGGCGCTGATGCAGTGCAGCGGTTTGGTGGTGGCAGCGCGGGCGGCGGGTGAGATCGAGTTTGAGAGCAGCACTGATGCACTGGCGGTGCGCGACAGCCTGGTGGACCGAATTGACGCCGCAGCAGAGACTGCATCGGATGAGGTGTATTTCGCGTTGACCAATCTGCGCGCAGTCCTGGTGCGCGATATCGGCGCGCGGGCGGCCGATCTGGCGCGGCTGATGCAGTACACGCCGGGCGCGACGATGCCTGCCATCGTGCTGGCTTACCGCCTCTATGGCGATGCGGAGCGGGCGGACGAGATCGTGGCGCGCAACCGCGTGCGGCATCCAGGCTTTGTGCCGGGTGGTCAACCACTGGAGGTGCTGAGCAATGGTTGAGATCAAGATCGGCGATCAGGTGTATGGCGGCTGGAAGACGGCGCGCATCGAGCGCGGCATCGAGCAGATCGCGGGCAGTTTTGAGCTGTCTGTTTCCGAGCGTTGGGCGGGGCAGGATGTGCCGAGGCGGATCCGCCGTGGCGAGCGCTGCACGATATTGGCCGACGGCGAGACGGTGATCACCGGCTGGGTGGACGATGTTGCGCCGTCGTTTTCGGCGGATGCGCATGAGTTTCGCGTGATGGGCCGCGATGCAACGGGTGATCTGGTGGATTGTTCCGCGATCTATAAGACGGGGGAATGGTCGGGCGTGAAGTTGGACAGGATCGTGCGCGACTTATGCCTGCCTTTCGGTATCAAGGTGACGGCGGATACCGATATCGGCACGGCTTTCCCTAACCACAAGATATCTGAAGGCGAAGCCGCTTTCGAGTGCATCGAGCGGGCGTGCCGCATGCGTGCTGTGATGCCGGTCTCTGATGGTAAGGGTGGACTGGTGCTGACACGCGCGAAGGATGGCGAGTCGGTCGCGGATCTGATCGAGGGCGTGAACATCCTGTCGGCCAATGGCAATTTCGGCATGAAGGAGCGCCACTCGCGCTACATCGTGAAGGGGCAGGATCGCGGCAGCGATGACGACTTCGATGCGCCGGAAACCCACACGCAGGTGAAGGCAGAGGCAGTCGACGACCAGGTGTTGCGCTACCGGCCGCTGGTGGTTCTGGCTGAAAGCCGTGGACCGCATGCGACCTATAAGGACCGCGCGACATGGGAGCGCAACGTGCGGCGCGGCCGCAGCAGCGTGGCGACTGTGACGGTGCAGGGTTGGCGCAATGCCGCGACCGGCCAGTTGTGGCAGCCGAACACGATGGTGCACCTGGTTTCTTCCTGGCTGGGTGTGGATGCTTATGTGTTGGTGGTGGCGGTTACGTTCACGCTGGATGAAGAACGCGGTTTCGTGAGCGCCCTGCGCTTGTCTAGCCGCAATGCGTTCGACCTGATAGTTGGCAAAAAGACGCCGGGGCTGAAGGGCAAGATCAGAGAGTCCAAGTCCAGGGAGAAATCGCTGGGCACCGATTGGAGCACGTTCTGATGATGGCCACGTTCAACAAACTGATCGACCCGCTGCGCCGCCGTGTGCGCTTGATGATCGGCCGCGCTGTACTTGCTGCGGCAGACGATAGCAAGGGTATCCAGCTGGTGCAGGTGAAGCTGCTCGATGGCGAGGTGGGCGATGGTGTCGAGCGGATGCAGAACTATGGCTACACCTCGGTACCAAAGGTGGGCGCTGAAGGCGTGATGGTGTGCGTCTCCGGGGACCGCACTCACGGGATCGTGGTGGTGATGGATGATCGCCGGTACCGGCTGAAGAATCTGCAACCCGGCGAGGTGGCGCTGTACACCGACGAGGGCGACACCATTGTGATGAAGCGCGGCCGCAAGATCGAGGTGACGGCTGGGGCGGAAATTACGGCGACGGCTCCGGTCGTTAAAGTTGAGGCGAGTACCAAGGTGACTTTAACGACACCGCTGGTGGAGATGACGCAAGACTTGAGCGTGGGCGGTTCGATATCGGTTGTGGGCGATGTGGTCGCAGACGGAATCAGCCTGACGGCTCATGCGCATGGCGGCGTTACGCCTGGTGGCGGTAATACGGGAGTTCCGCTGTGAGCGACATCAAGACTGTTTTCGTTGATATGGAACACGGGGCGGACTTCGCTATAGAGTCGATGCTGCTCGCTCAGGATGATGGCTTGCGCACTGCGCTGATGTTGAGCTTATTCACCGACCGCCGTGCCGGTGACGACGATCTACTGCCTGCTGGCGCAGAGGATCGGCGTGGCGTGTGGATGGATAACTATGCCGAGGTGCCGGGCGACTTGATGGGTAGCCGCTTGTGGCTGCTGCAGCGCGCGAAGCTCTTGCCGGAGACGGTGATCCGTGTGCGCGAGTATTGCGAGGAGGCGTTGGACTGGATGGTGCGTGACGGCGTGGCGAAGTCGGTTCTGGTGACTGCCTGGATCGAGCGCAGAACGCCTTTCGGCGTGATCGGCG